GTCCAGTGTGCCTATGTCGTATACGTCAACGACCATTGCAATTCTATTTATATCATGTCTAGATAGTTATGTCAATAGTTATTATGCTTGAAGATGGAGAGATCTCTCAGATACGAACTCAACTTCATTTACATTTAAGTTATTTGAAACATAGTCATTCCAAGATAAATCAAATTCACTCAGAGAGAAGATGCTGCGGATCTTCAATCCACTATCACCGATATACTTGTCATGATCCGGATGACTACCATCTACATCTTTATTGACGATGGTCCAGCCTTCATCGTATATTCGAAGTCCCTCTTCAGCGACGTAATTCACGCATCTGACGATGGTATCCTTGGAATTGCACATATCATCAACGATCATGACCGGAAGATTGTAGTCAATGATCCCCTCGAATCGATTCAATAGGCCGTACTTCTTTCTATTAGCCCGCGTGCTTATTACATTGACATCTATGTCAAAGAGGTGAGACGTCATTGCAATCGCTACGAGAACGGGGGTGGCACCAGTCTCCAAGCCGGTCACCTGAAATGGCACATTTCTATACCTCTCAGCAAACTGGTGCCAGAAAAGAACCCCAACAATATTAAGGAACTTGGCATTGAATAGGCCCCTTCGAAGGTAAAACTGCCAACTGTAAGAGGTATTGGGTGCCTTTCCAATCAGCCTTTGAGTTCCAAGTTTAGCTCGATAGATGCATGTATGATTGATGTAGTTCTTCAACCACCTACGCATCTCAAGTAGATGCTTCTCGTCTTTGATCATCAAAATATCCTCAGCAATATCGTATTTTCATTAATGCGAGCGTTGAAAGTGTGATTCTTAAGGGTAGAGATCACCTTCTTTAGGTTCAACTTACCAGCTTTTGTCACTTCGTCAACAATTTTTGCAGTCTGTCGCCCCGTCTTATAAGATTTTGACTGATTTTCATCATATTTGTCAATCGAGGTGCCTTTTACCGACAATCCACCGCGGTCTAGAGCCACAAAATGGGTCAAAGTGCCGTATTTTGTGTTGAAAGTCCATAATTCTTGGGCTCCAATGACTTTCGACGGCGGAATCGATGCCAACTTGTAGTCTTTATCCTCTTTCTGGAACTTAAAGTTCTTGAGAAGCTTGTCGGCCGATACGGCCTTGGGCTTACGAACGGCCCGAGTCTTCTTAGTCACACCCGCGTAGCGCTCGCAGTCGGTAATGAGCTTGGCGATGTACTCCATTCGAGCCTTAAGCTGTCGAGCGGTGTAGTTCTTATAGCCCTCGAGCACCTCTTTGTCGCCATATACACCTAAGGCGAGCTCCTCGAGGTATGGCTTGTAGTAATTTGCAACCTTTAAAGCATGGGCCGGAGGCATCTCTGTCTTCTGGAGGTATGAGTACATATTGATCTCTTCCTCTCCGTCCAACATGGCCTCGACGTCACCGATGATCTCACTGACCTTGTCCTTGACGCGGTCTTGAATGGATGGCTTCTCAGACTTCTTGACTTCTTCCTTGACTGGAGTGATGTGAGCTAATGAGTTGGTAAGTGCACGCTCGACGTGGTCTTTCCAGACCGGCGCCGATGGATGATCGGGATCGATGGCCAATAGACGGGCAGCCCAACCAGCATACATAGGCCACCAAGTATCGGGAATGCGACTCAGCTTCCTAGCCAGTTCCTTGCGGCCGGACTTCTCAAGATACGCCTTGACGAAGTCTCGGGAATCTCCTCGATCACACATGGCACTGAACCAAGTAAGAGACTTCATCTCACTCGCGCGGACTTCTTTCTGGGTAGGCTCTTCACCCATGTATTTCTTATTGATGATGTAGAGTTCAGAACGGGATCTTTGTTCTTTTTTCTTTGTCTTTAATTGTAGGAGACTCTTTGCCATTATACGTATCCCTGTTATCCATTGGATTCCTAAATTTCTCAGTGCCTATTAATAGAAGCATAGCCACCGGCCAGATCGTCAGCATGGCTGCGAAGACGCCGGTCCAGAAGATTGAATCTGCTGAACCGGCACAGGCTTGAGCTAGGGCGCTCAAGCGGCCTCCGCCATCTCGATAGCGGTCTCGAGGGCCTTGGACTTGAGGTTACGATTTCCGCCGTACCAAGAAGAAGTCAGGCGAGTGTCGGCATTGCGACCCATGACGTGGTCGGTCATGTATGTCACTGCATTGAATGCCTGCCACCAGGAACCGGGAGCATACTCGGTACCGGGCTGGTTGTGAAGAACGTCGACCGCGGTGATTGCGTTGCGGGAGATGTCCTTCTTCTTGTTCTCGTGGTTACCAGAGACTGGGAAGACACGCTTGAAGTATTCCACCACGGACTCGTCGGTGTAACGCTTGGAGCCCAAGAAGGCTGCAGCCTCTTTGTACTGAGCCAGACGGTCGTGAGCCACACCGAGTACGGTCTTGACTTCGTCACCGTTGAATGCCTTACGGTGGGAGATCTTGACCATGTTCTGAACCTTCTCGTTCAGAGCGGCAGTAACGGTGTTGTTGCATACCGCACGGACCGAGGTGAAGCGAACGTCGGTGGAGTGGCCATACTTGTGGAAGTTGGTGAAGAGCAGGTAGCCATCGACGCGGTCGCCACCGAAGAGCTCAAAGGTATCGTTGACCTTGGCGAGACCCCAGACGATCTGACCGTCGCGGAGCGAACCAGCGGTCTCCATAGACATGTCACCCGAGCCGATGAAGTCGTTGAAGAACTCAAAGGCTTCCGAGTTCTGGATTGGATTCCAGTCGTCGGATACTACGTCGAGGACCGAGTCGTCCATGCTGCGGACCAGAGCCGAGCGACCGACTGGAACCTTGACGCCGTTGATCTCGGCGAAAGCCGGAACCTTACGGACCGACCAGTTGAGACCGGCAGCCTCGAGCATCTGATCCGGAGTCAAGTCCGGTGGAACCAGAGTACCGAGGCCATGCCAAGGAACTTCACCGGTGTATGCCATCTGTGCCTTACCGTTAACCATTTCAATCATATGAGCCATGTTTTTTCCCTTTCAACAACTCAGCTTATATTCTGATAATAACAAATAGTGGGATAAATGTCAACTACTTATTTTCACAAAGACCAACGAGTCTTTGCAGGATTCTCATAGCCGACGATGTGGTCGTCCGTCTCGTTCTGCTCGCGCATCTTACGATAGAGGTTGATGACATTTACGAAGTAGGCCTTTGGATTAGACCACCTTGGATCGTTACGGATGTATTCTTCACGTTGAGCCTTGTAGCGCTCGATCTCACCGGCCACCGTCTCAGAAGCCAGCCTCATGCAGCGCTTGCCGGACCAATGCGGATTGATGAGATGATAGTAGGCCGCGATCTCTTCGTGTACCATCATGGCCATAGTGGTACTATCAGTTGGAGCCTGATGTACCTCGAGTATCACGTGCCGTCTTGCCTTCTTCAGGTCAATTGCCATAATGTAGTTATCCTGTTGCTGAACATATATCTATTATACACAGATTCTAGATAATGTCAACAACTATTTTAGTGTAAAAGTAAAAGGATCGCAACTAACACAGCGGTTAGAAGCAATCCTTGAATGATGTCTCTGATGTCCATGATAGCCTCCGTTTAGGCTATTTAGGACTATGGAAAGATAGTGGCTATGAGCATCCCGGCAGCTGCAAACAGCAGCGACATGGTGAATATCTTCGGACCATCTGGTCCAAAGAAGTAGTAGAGTCCGCCAAAGATCGGTATGATTAGTAGCCCCACCAGTCCGCCGACTAATAATCTAGTCTTCATTGTGTATCTTTCACTATCTGCTTATAGCCCACTCCGGTTGGGTGGATGCCATCTGGACTCAAGCCCTTAATCTCTACCACGGTATCACCCTTGGTCTTGGCGATCTTCCTGATCATCTCTCGGATTGTCTCGATGTCCACCTCGCTCGCCTTGAGGTTACCGGCCGGAAGGATCCAATAGACCTTGGCGTCGTCGTGGATCCGACCCCTGACCTTGAGCAGCTCTTGGTTGGTCTTGACGTACTTATGATCGTTGCTTCCCAGTGATATGATGACGGTCTTGGCATTGAGTAGATCGGTGTTATACATGGTATTGAACTGCCACGTATTGATTCCGCCCCTGCCCACCAAGACACATTCCGGCTTGAAGCTGTGTGTTCCTACAGCGATGCTGTCGCCGATGACCATGCAATCAATCATCGTAGTCTCCCGGTATGTCGAAGTCCACAGTCCTAACCAGCCTATCATTGATGAAGTAGCTGAGGTTCTTGGCCTGTTCTACGGAGAGCATGATAGACTCGTATTCATTCTCAATAAACACCTTGTCGCCGATGATGGTAACGGTTGCTACCGATACAAACTCATCCGATGACTTAAGAGTAAAGAAGTTGTGGTCGTAGTCGTCGTGTGCTTTCTTTTTCATTCCGCGTTAATCCATGATCTTTTCATGAGACGATTGTCTTCGAGTTTATTTTCCATTTCTTCATCGCTGAGTTCTTCATACCAGTCGACTACCTGCTTTGCCAGCATGATGTAGCCGGTCGGTGAAGCCATCCGATAGCCGCAGATCTCATGAATAGCCTTTTTGTAGATCTGAAGACGCATGTTTTCTCGTTTTAGCTGTTCAGTCTCTTCTGCTGCATCACAACATTCCTTAATGATCAACTCGGCGAACTTTTCAAATGTCGGATTATGACCAGCACCCCACCATCCGGGTGGGCTATTAGGATCATTATCAATTTCCATAGCAAACCCAGCCTGTTTAGCAAGTTCTTTAATATGTTCGTTCATCACTCGAGTCCCCACTCCAAGTTTATCCAATCAGTATCCTCTGGCATCAACTCGACCATGCCCGGTGCCTGCTCACTGATCGCGTTATATATGCCAAACGACAGGGCATTGAACCCATAGTCGCGCTTGTAGCACCTATAGACCGACCCGCTATAGCCATGAAACAGGTAGTGCTCATCGTCGAGCTCAACCTTAGTCACACCACTATTTAGCCTCCACGTGCTTCCGTGCATGTACCCGCCGGTCCAACCGCCGAGCACCTTGTATCCCGTCGGCAGCTTGAGAACCACCCATCTATCAGGCGCGTAGTAGCTCATTGTATTCCCAGCTCCTCGCACTCCACGGGAAATTTTTGCAGGACCTCTTCCCTGATAGACTCGAGCCGAGAACGCATTCCCGGAACTTCCAGTACCTCACAGATGCAGACCATCTCCTCGAGATAGTCTTTGAACTTCCAATCAGATCTCTTCATGATGCTCTCCCATAGTCAGATAGTAACACAGATGAGCAATAATCTCAACCGATCTCTTTGAGCGTCCCAAAGTGGCGGGTACAGCCCGGAGTAGACTGACGGCGAAGCCTCTCCGTGAGTACCTCGTTGGCCTTCTTAGGACTCTCAAAGTAGCCCTTCTCGGTGAGCTCCTCCACCACGACTTCCTTGGTCTGTATGACCTTCATGGTCATGGAGTAGTACCTACCCTTGAAGACGTTCCGCTTGAGGGCGTTGATGAGTGGGCCGTTCCATAGACCCTCCATGTGCGCCTTATTCATTTCAAATCAAACTCTTTCTTAATTTCTCTCTCGATGTCTTCGCAGACGGCGACCATCCAGCGCTTGCCCTCGCCTACAGTCAGGGGGTCATTCTTGATCTTGGTGACGATCTCGGTGCACTCACGAGCGGTTTGATACTCAACAATCTCGAAATGGCTGCAGCGATACTTGAGATCGGCGTTCTCCAGTTGCAACCTCTGGCAGAGATCTTCCCAATACTCCTTGTCTTTCTCGCGAACATCTTTCTCTACATGCAGCGCATAAATCTGCTTGAGATACCGATCCTTCTGATCCATCACATCCTCGAGAACCTTCTGCTTATCAGCAAGCGCTTTCTGCAGCTGCTCAAGTTGCTCTTTGCACCGCACAGTTTCCTTGTGCATCGTCTCATACTGATACTTGAGCACATCGTTCTCTGTCCTGAGCTGGAAGTTACTCTCATAGAGACGCCTGTTGGATTC